CATTGAAGATGACTTGGCAACCGAAATAGCTCCTTCCGTGCCGATGATAAGGCGCTGCAAGGACATCATCCATTGCGTATCATTAACGCCGCCCGTCGCAATCGACCGCGAAATAGGACCGGCGTCACCTTCCACTGTTTCATCGAAGCTCTCGAATGCATCCGAAACCGACGCCCAGATACGATCTTCGCCAGACCACCACAGACGTCCATCGGACAGACAGACAGCGGACGGCCAGCCTTGCGTTGCCGACCACATGCCTTCGTTCCACTGTTCGGTAAACACCGTCGAAGTGAAAGGCTTTAAGACCTCAATTGAAACCTCTGTTGGGCTTAGATAGTCAAGTACCCGGCAAATCCCGAAATCACCACCACCGTCGTATGCAATCTGTAAAGTAGCTACTCCAGCAGTATACGTGCCGTCTGCAAAGCCGAGTTTATACTAGATTTCGGCGTTGTCATCTTCGTCGTCGTTCTCGACATTATTCTGATTTGACGTGATGTCGACTTCTTCACGTCCTGCCGTTGCGTTGTATGGAAACGGTTTATAGCCGGAATCCTTACCGTCATATGACCTGTACCAACGAAGTATGCCCGTCCACGATCCGGTGATTGTATAATACCAGTTGCGGTCATCGTAGGTGTAATTGGTATCTGATAGACCGGTGACCTTAAAAGGCTCAGAGAATTGCCCACCACCAGCAAGTTGGAATATTTGCGTTACTCCATCACCAAACAGCTTAAACATGCTGCCTACGTGTTCAGGGCGGAAAAAAGCTGAGTCAGAGAAGAGGTTGCCATTCCCTTCAGTCACATCAACACGAAGCTTAACCTTAGCCGTGCGATCCACGGTGAAAGGTCCGTCATCTACCTGATAATCTACAACAGCCCATGAACGGGAGTTTGCGGACCATCGTTCAATGCGTTTCTGCTTCACACCATTGCACGCTACGAACACCACATCTGCGGAACCGGCAAAGCGCATTAACGGCAAGCGCGCTGTGCCCCAAGCCGTCGGCAGAGACATGGTTCCTGGTGTTTCGACCGTAATGCTATCTACGAGCCTAACAGGACGAGAATCTGTGATAAACTGAATATAAAAACTGGTTGATGATGGCGTAAAGGCGAGAGAGTAAACGCCAGTACGCAATGTCATTTCAGCGATATACTCATCACCGCTGGCCGTCGATCCACAACGGAACGTCAACGGCCCCCGTGTCACCACGATCCGAAGAGCATGCTCAACACCAATTTCATTTACTGAAACCTGCTGAGAGGCTCTGGCTTTCGAGCCGCGGGCTGTTGCTGCCAACTGGAGCCATCCGCCAGATACCAAGCTTGTTGCACCTGAAGTGGGGTTTAATGTCCAGCCTGTGGCACTTGAGAAATCGCCGTTCGTCACCTGGGCGGTAACAGCGGGGCGAGTAACCACCTGATCATTCACCCAAACACGTAGGGTCTGGTTTCCGAACTCGAACAGGGCCGCATCAGTGGCGCCGAATACGAACTCTTTCAGACGGGTCTTGGCATTGCCGGCACTCTGTCCGAGATATTCAAGGCCGGGGCGCAGCATCATCGGACCATTGGCCTTTGCAAGCCAGTTCGTCTGATCCTCTGCCGCAAGGCGCATGCGCTCCAGATCAACGCGAGGAAGCGCTGTCTTGTCGATGACACCGACATTGAATGCGTGCAGATAGGTATTCAGGCGTCCCACGATCAGAAATCCCGTGAGCGCGATGGGAAGCGGAAGCGGGAACGAACAAGCGCGCCAACCGGCTTGCTTCTTACCCGTTCGTCAACCGCGTCAAGCGTCTTGGCTCGCTTTAGACGCTTTTCATAAAGCTGAAACAGGTCATTGCGATTGCCACGGTCGCCAGATATCGGCAGGCCGCAATCAAAAGCAAGACGCGCCTCCAAAGCCGAAGCGAAAGGCTGGCGCCAGCTTCCTATATTCCAGCCATAAGCCTCATCGTTGGAAACATACCGCAGATAGAGAGTTTCGACGTTTGCATACCAGTAATTGCCTTCGTCCTCATACTCACGGAGTTCATCGTTGAATGTCGGCGTATAGGAAATGCCGACGGTACGAACCCAGTCATCCGGCTTGCGGAATGCATAGGTGAAGCCGAAGCGTGGTTCGATATCCTCATCCTGCTCAAGCTCAACGGCGCACATGGCGAAATTCCACATGCCTTTGTTGTGCAGATCATTGACGGCTGGCTCCCATGCATCATCAAGGCGATGACGTTCCGGGCGGTCCTCGG